GTTTACCCGGGCATCAATTTAGAAGGTGATGTACACACTAGGTATGATACTGATGTCGTATTTACCAAATGTGTGTATATGGCACGCTTAGACCTCACAGCTACCTACATATCTAAGCATGAACCCCTGCACGTACAAGGCCGTTCGGTACTTCTTCGGATTTCAAGAATACAGTATGGTCCTGATTTGTTCCCATACGGCCCGGTTAACAGACAGGAAGTTCTGCAATACGTGTTACATGTTACGAAGAAGTCTAGTCAAAACGTACCATTGACACGTCTTGCTACGCTACAGACCTGGTTTGATGGATCTGCTGAACCCCCCGTGTGTAAAGTATCTAGTAGGCATCTTAGGCACATAACCATCAAAGAACTACGAAAGATAGGGTTGGATGTATTTAGAAGAGATGTCCCATTCGTACTTCCTCTACTTGAGAGTCTAGCCAAGCTTGACCTACATGAGAGTTTTCTAGCTGGGTTACTTGTGTGGGCCAAGGCACTACCTATACAACATAGAGAAATCATCAAAGACTCACTAATCTGGCAGTGGCGTTACAAATCAGTAGCTGACTTTTTCTCTCAAGTAAAGAACCAGTTCTCAGGTAGGCTGAAAGCTGTGCAAAACCTTGTCGATTTAGACCTTACACCGTTCTTTGAGCTAGAAGTGTTGGTTAACAGAGGTTTAGGTGAAGTTGATTGGGATTCTGAAGTCAAGAATAGGACTGACCCAAACACAGTGACTTTCACGAGGGAAATGATATTTGAGAGAGCACTGAGGTTGTTTAAACGCGTAAAAGTCAGTGGAGGTACCCCAACTAGAAGTACATGGGTGAATCATTGGGCTATGCGTTGGCAATGGTCACCCACCGGTGCTTATCATTCACAATACCCTGAAGATGACGAGTTCAAAGCTAAAGATGTAGGGCTACGTAACAAGTTTTATGCGCTAAGTAGAATGCCTACTTACAATATAGAACACTTCTTGAGTAGACCACCATCTATGGAAGCATGGTCAAGTACGAAGTATGAATGGGGTAAGCAACGAGCTATTTACGGTGTAGATGTAACCAATTTCATACTATCAAGTTATGCTTTTAAAGGGTGTGAAGAAATGTTAAGTAAACACTTCCCTATCGGCCCTAGCGCAACGGTTGCCAACGTAAGAGAAACGGTGAAACAGGTGTTAAATAATGGTATACCATATTGTTTTGATTTTGAGGACTTCAACTCACAACATAGTGTAACTACGATGAGCGCCGTGATGGATGCATATGTAGCCTGTTTTAAGAACTACTTAGATGATGATCAAATCAGAGCTATTGCCTGGGTGCAGTC